CCTCAGCGGCAGCAATCTCAAGCGCTGACGAGCCGGTAGGCAGCAGGCGATCACTCATCCGAGCCTCCCACGGTCAGCGTGTACCCCGTGCAGTAAGCGGCCTGCGTTTTATCGAGCACCACGTCAGCATCAGGCTTAATCAGGTTAACGTGCTGCACGCCCTCAACGTGCATGGCGGCATACAGCGCAGACAGGCGAATGTCCCGGCCGAGACGCTTCTGCGCGGTAATGTAGGCGGCGAGCTTTGCCTCAGAGGCGGCGCGAACTGGCTCCGCTTCCGGTCCCGGATAGAGGTACAGCTCGGCCACGATTTCGTAATTAACAATCTTCGCTGACTGCACGCTCACCCGGTCGGCAACCGGGCGCACGTCTTCATCATTGAGCGCAGCGTTAACCACGGCCAGCAAATCGTCGCCCGCCACGCCGCTGCCCTCACGCGCGAGAACTGTCACCGTGACCACTGAAGGCGACGGGCTGATGGCTGATGCATCGGCTACGCGGCCGTCGGCGCTTCTGGCATGGTATTCATACGCGCCTGTCGGCCCCGCAACGCTAAGCCCCTCAAACGCCGAGGCGATACGCAGCCGGAAATCGTCGTCACTTTCCATCACGGCGGCGGTCGGTGGAATGGTCGTATCATCGGCGGGGGTAATGGTCAGACGGGGTACACCATTGTTAGCGCCAAGCTGGTCAAGGTCGCCGTCCAGTGAATACGCCACCATGACGGCCTTTGCCGCCTCGTTGATGCGCTGGCGCAGGATCAGCTCGCGGTAAGCGTTTTCCTGCAGCAGCTTGACGATGGGTTCTGATTCAAACGTCAGCGTGCGGGCGACAGCCTCCTGCTGATCGGCCGGGTAAAGGGAAATCAGCGTCGCCTTTCGCTCGGCCAGCAGAGTTTCATAGTCCAGCGCCTCCACCACGTCAGGCGCGGGCAGCTGGCTCAGGTCGATAGTTGCCATAGTCTCAGCTCACAGGAACGGTTAAGGAAAAAGGCTGCGCGCTGTCGGTGCGGTTGCCGGACAGCTCAACCACCATTGCGCCATTTATGCCCGACTCAAAGCTGATGGCGGTCAGCTTTACGCGCGGCTCCCACTTCAGGATCGCCAGATAGCAGGCCGACATAATCTGCAGGCGCAGCGCCTCGTTTTGCGGCTGGTCAATCAGCGCGGATAAAAGCGAACCATACTGGCGGCGCATTACCCTAGAGCCGAGCGGTGTCAGCAGAATGTCTCGCACTGACTGCCGGATGTGATCGAGGTCGGTCAGCGTGCCGCCGGTTTCCCGGTTCATGCCGATATATTTTGCGGTTGTCATACCGGCGCTCCTGTTTTTCCGCCACTGTCGCCCGGATGGATATGCGAATGCAGTACCTTGCCGTTTGAGGACAGACTGCCGCCAGTATGAGTTACGTCGCCTTTCATCTTGCCGCCCTTAGTGACTTCCAGCTGCGCAGTTTTGAGCAGCGTTGTGCATTCCACTTCGGGCGAGTCGAACAGGATTTTTACCGCCGCTTTAATAGTTGCGGTCTGTATGCCGGTTGCAGTCAGCGCGCCGTTTTCCGGCTCGTACTCGATCACCGCGCCGTCAGGAAATGACCAGTGCAGCGCATCGGCCGAGGCTGACGGAGCCGGATTGTCATCTGAGAAAATGCCCGGCAGTACAAAGCCGGTATCGAGTTCGCCGCCGAGGCACAGAACAAGCACCTGCTCACCCACTGACGGTGCATTCCACGAGCGGGTTTTACCCGCGCGGGCGCTCAGCCAGTGCAGCCAGTTGGTTGTGTTTTTTCCTGTATCGACACGGCACAGCCCGCCGTCGAGATTGACGGCTGACACGGTTCCGATGCGGATCAGGTTGCGCAGCAGGCGCTGAATTTCACTAACAGTTTCATTATTCATGAAATGATGATTGCAGGTATTGCAGCTAAGGTTAATTCTCGATAGTTTGTTGGTCTACCATCAAACAGCCACTCTACCTATCCCAAAGAGATTCAATGAAAACTATCGAAGATTTTGAATGTCATTTTGATAATTTTTTTTATAAGGCATCCCTTACAACCAAGAACAAGCACTTAGCCTTGTGGCGCGTACTTACGGTTTTCGAAGATGTGGCTTTTATGGTTTATAACCAGTATCTACAAAGTAATGATGATGCCCGCAAATATCTGGAAGAACTCAAAGCATCAGATTTTATGGATAAATATAAGTTCTTTTTAAAGTACGCATTAATTAGAATAGAAAAAGAGTGTACTGACTTATCTATATGTGAGGTAGATCAGCTTTTTAACGGTAAGGTTTATAGGCAAATTACAAAAACATTCAAGAGATCAGAGTTGTATAGAATGATATGTCTTCACTTTATAGCTATAAAAAGTGGGGCGGCAGAAGCTTCTATAAATAATAAAAAGATATCAATAAAGTACAAAAGGAATCATGAAAAGCACACTTTTCTTCAGTATACAGGATACTTAAAGCTTGAGGACGATGACAAAGGACGCCATGGTTTAGAAGTAGTCACAAGGCTATTGACAAAAAGAGATCCACAACTAACTGGAAAGGCTGAGAGTGTTTGCCACATGGAGGGTATCAAACCTTGCTATGACATCGAATGGGATGTTATTAAGAAAATTTATGAAGAAGTTAGTCCGTCATTAATAGAGTTGCCTGACGACTGGGAATTCCCTTGGTCAAGTTTAAAAGACTTTAGAACTTTCTCAAGAGCATTAAGCGCTATAAATGCATATCATATTTTCATGAATTTTGTTGCAACGAAAAAATTTAATATTCGTGGCGGAGGTGTTGAAAATAGACTACTAATAATAGGCGAAGACAAATTAACTTTAATCATTAATAATTTAACCAATTTGCCAGAAGAAATAATTAAAAAAATTATAACTGCCTTAACCTATGGCTCTGGAGTAAATAATCCTGACCCAGCTCTTCAGCCCCTTATCCCCTACAATGAAAATTATATTTTATCTCCATTTTCAATTACAACTTTAAATTTCGAGAGGAATGCCCTGTCCTTACACATAAGAACAAATAAAAAAGATTTTGATAGTAAAAGCAGCGCATTTGAGAAAAAAATGACAGAGAACTTCATTAGTCAAATTAGGGGTAGATTTAAACTAAAATCACCTTTTTATTTAAAGAAATCTAAAGGTGGTGAAATTGATGTAGTTCTCGTAGAGGAGCAATCTAAAACTATAGCTATTTGTGAACTTAAATGGATGATCACCCCAGCAGACCCAAATGAAATTTTGAATAAAATAAAAGAATCAGATCATAAGATAGAGCAGGCTATTAATAAGGCAACTGAAGCTCATAAACAAATACCTTACATTTTAGAACGATTTGATATAAAAAGCTCAAAAGAAGGATGGAAAATTTATCCATTTGCTATATTTGATGGTTTTCCCGGAGTGGAAAGCTTTGAAGGTAAAGAAACAGTAGCGCTGCCACAAAATATTTTCTTCATGATTCTAAACTCATGCTATTCACTAGGTGTTTTTTGCGATTTCATCACAAAAGGCACCTGGCTCCCTTTAGAAGGAATTCATTATTTAAATCATGTCAATACTTATACCTTCGGTGGGCTGCAATTCGAGATTCAGCGTGTAGAGATGCTTGATCTAACAGATTATATGTTTTCATACATACCTTACCGAATCAACGAAGATTGAATATCTTATAAAGATCTGTAATGGCAACGTTAGTTGCCATTTATTCATTTAAAATGATTAATTATTATTAATCTTATCACTTCAACATCTGATTTATTAACGCCTAATAATGGTCTTTCTTCATATTTGACATCTTTTTTAGCTCTAGTCAACCGGTCGCGCAGCCCGTAATGATGCACGCGTGCCATGCGCTGCACGTTACCCGCAAACTCGATCACGGCTTCATTCGGGCTGGCCTGCGTCTTCATGTATTTAGCCGTGCGCAGCTTTGCGAACATCTCGCGCTTTATCCGGCCTTTTTTGCTGCGCACGGGCTGCGTTTTACGGGGCTTAAACGGCGTGCCGTCAGGTGCCTGTTGTCGCTTAATGTTCTGCTGCTGACTCGCGCGCAGTTTACGGCCAATGCTGCGCGTCATTTCTTTACGCGCCGGGGCTGACAGGCTGCTGATAAGCGCCCCCAGACGGTCATTTACCAGCTGCAGCTCGCTCATATCTGCAATTCGCTGACCAGCTCGCCCTTAACGTAAAGCTGCACCGGCCGCGCGTCATTGTCCGGCAGCGGGTTCTCGCCGACGTGGGTCACGTGCAGCCCGTCGTCGGCCTGCTTCACGATCACGCGCTCGCTTAGCTGCAGCTCAATGCTGATATCGCTGGCCGTGTCGCTGATAACGTCCGCCTGAAAAGTAAAGCCCGTCCGGCGCTTTTCCTCGGTTGCCATAATGTCGGGTTCATTCGTGCGCAGCCATGCCAGCAGCGGCACGATCAGCAGGTCGATATTACCGGCGTAGTCGGTAATAACCATGTTAAGCCGGTACTGGTATTCAAACGACAGCGAGCTGGCAAGCGTCGAGACGATGCGCCCGCTGTCGATAAACACGTTCAGCGCGTCAGGGTTTCGCTGCAGTTCCGGCACGCTGTCGGTCAGCGCCTGACGTAATTGTTGTGGTTTCAGCATCGTGCTGCTCCTGACAGTCTTTGATGATTTCGACCTGCAACCCGCAGGCGGCGAGTGCGGCCTCAAGCTGGCGATTGTCCGCCGCCAGATCGCCCGCCGTTTTAAGGCTGTTTCCCGGCACCGGGCAGCTTGTCACGCGCGGACACCCAATCCAGATAATCTCTGGCGCTGCTGAAGGCCGGGCGGGCGTGCAGCCGGATAACATCGTCAGGCAGAGCAGCAGCAGACCAGTCACGCAATATCGGATTTGCATCGGTTTCTCTCTGTATGGTCATTTCACGGTTAAGCGCGGCCGTGCTGGCGCGCCCCTGCATCAGCCGCAGCTCAGCCTCGCGCTTCTGGCTGGCCCTTGCATCCGCATCCAGCCTGGCTATCGCTTTGTCGCGGCTCTCGATACCGGCCGACAGCGTGCCGATAATGCGCTGCGCGCTGGTCAGATCATCTTTTGCGACCTTCCACTGCCAGCCGGTCACGCCCAGCGCCAGCAGGGCGACGGCCAGCAAAGCGGCAATCAGGCGCGTCATTTCGCACCCCGCAGGCAGTAGGCTGCCTCATTCGCGCGGCGGTTCTCCAGCCCGCGATTTCTCACGCCTTTAACGAACACCCAGCGCCGCAGCTCGTGACAGGCATCAGGCCAGTGCTGCAGCCTGATATACCGGGCAAAGGTCGAGCTGCAGGCCGCGCGCACGCCGACGTTAAAGGCGAATGAAACGGCCGTGTCATAGACCGGCTGTGGCATGTCTGGTGATATACAGGCATCGATCCCGCGCTCGACGCGCATCACGTCATAAACCAGATTGACCGCCGCCTGCCGCTCGCTGACCTGGCTTTGCGGCGTTACGCCTTCGGTGTGACCGATGCCGTTAGTCCAGACTCCGGCGCTGCACTGATAGGGCGAGGTGCGGCACCCCTCGGCGTTGGCGATGAGCGCAAGCCCTTCCTCGGACGTTTTCAGGGTTTTGAACTGAGGCAACAGCGCGGCAATCGCCAGCACGGCCACCACGGCGCAGCGTTTAGCGGTCTGGCTCAAGGCTCACCCCCCGCAGGCGCTGCAGCTCGTAGGTTTTACGGCGGTAATGCCAGTTGATAAAGAACGTCGCCACGTTAGTAATGAGCGTGATAACGGCAACGCCCGAACCGATCATAAAGGCGATATCCTGTGGCGTATGACGGCCGAACCACATCAGGATGAGGCCAAGCAGGTAGTTGATCACAGAGCTGATTTTTTCCATTTTCAGTCCCACAGGTTGACGGTTTCACCTGCTGAAGATTCAGGCAGATCGGGCAGCGTTACCTCACAGCCGTGCGGCAGCACCGGCCCGCTTTCG